ATCTCCGCAAGGCTATCCAGCGGATGAGTGACTTCTATGAGGTAGACGAGGCCGGCCTGATCCGAGTGCTGAACCCTGACCTTCTCAGCCAAAGGGCTGCGGGTCTGAGTGACGCTGACTTCATGAAGCAGCTTGGTGAATCTGCGATGGCTCATGAGATGACCATGACCCCGCTGTTCGATCAGTTCACCAGGCTGATGAAGAAGTTTGATGGGCCTGCCGCTCAGGGTGGAGGAAACATGGATGACTACATCGAGGCTATGCGCTCGATTGAGGCATTTACCAACGCCGCAAACTACGCGAACGATGTCTACTCAGAGGCTGCGCGTACCCTCAGGATGCGAAGGACTCCTCTGGGTGGGATGCAGCCCTCGGAGATCAAGAAGATCCTCAAGAGTCAGGGTCTCGATGAGAAGGCCATCAGGAAGCAGATAGAGAGGGTCTCTGCAGTCCTCAAGGCTAACAAGCACCTCTCTCCCCAAGAGCAGGCTGCCGCTGCAGCGAAGATGCTCAGGGGTTCTAAGTGGCGCTTCGGTGATGTGATCACTGAGTACTGGGTCAACTCGATCCTCTCAGGTCCCTCGACTCACGTTGCAAACATCCTGGGTAACAGCCTCACCCTGGCCCTGCGTCCTCTCGAATTGGCCGGCGCTAGTGCAATCACCCTCAACTCCAGGGGTATGCGAGCGGCCTTTGAGCAAGTTAAGTCCATCATGAGTGATGGTATGGACGCGATGCTCCTCGGTCTCTCAGCTGAGAAGAACGAGTTCATGCGCCCTATCGGCAGCACCAAGTGGCAAGGGGTGGGTAAGAACCGGAGCATTGGTCGACACACCCTGGATCAGGACTTCGTCAAGGAGAACCCAGGAATCGCCGGCATGGTCGAGGGTGTAGGGAAGCTCATCAACCTCCCCGGCACTGCCCTGGAGACGATGGACAATGTGTTCAAGCAATTGAACCTCCGCAGCCGGCTGAAGATGCGCCTGTTCGATAAGGCCTTCAACGAGCTCGGGATGGACTCCGGCGCAGCCTCGAGGTATGTGATCGACGAGATGGACCGCATCATGGAGAACGGTCAACTCGTAGCCTCGGAGACCTTCTTCAAGAAGGGCCTTGAGCAGGGCATGAAGAAGTTCAAGGGGGATCGCTCTCAAGCCCTGGTGCATGCGAAGAAGTACGCCAGGGAACAGTTCTCTAGTAACAGGGAGTTTGTCGAAGAGGCTATCTCCTTCGCTGAGGAGGGCACCTTCACCAGAGCCCACTCTAAGGAAAGGGGTACGCTCTCTGGGATTGCCCGCGCTGCCCAAGACGTTACGGCTGATTATTGGCCGATGAGGTTCTACATCCCGTTCGTCGGCACCCCGATGAACTTGTTGATCTTCGCGTGGGAACGGATGAGCCCTATGGAGATGGCCCGCTTGGCCGCGTCTCCCTGGACACTGAAGAAGGGCACCCCGCAACTCAATGCGGTCAAGAGCCGGCTGAAGCGGGAGCTCATGAGCGGAGACCCCATCATCCAGCGTGAGGCCATTGGGCGTGTTGCGTTGGGAAACACGATGCTCCTCACTGCCTGGCACTGGGCTCAGTCTGGAAAGATCACAGGCAAGGGGCCGGCTGACCCTCAGCAGCGGAAGATGCTTGAGCAGTCGGGACAGTTCCAGCCCTACTCATTCAAGATAGGGAACGAGTTCTATAGCTACGCTCGGCTCGACCCCTTCGCGACGATCCTGGGAACCGTTGCTGACCTCACTTCTGGTTTCAACCAGGAGATCCCTGATGACACCGGCAAATTCGAGCTCGTCGCTCACGGAGTCTGGGCAGCCCTGCAGCACAACTTCACCCAGAAGTCCTTCATGGTTGGCTTCAAGTCCCTGACCGAGATGATGCAGACGGATGATCTTGATAAGGCAGTCAAGGCCATGCGTCCCATCGCAGGTGGATTCGTCCCCAGCTTGCTCAAGAGTACCGTGGGAAACCCAGAGTTCCCTGTCACAGGTGACCCCATCATGCGTGAGGTCAGGAACCTGGCTGATGTCGCCCTCGCCCGTATCCCCTACTTCTCGAAGAACCTACCTCCCCAGAGGAACGTCCTCGGGGATGTGGTCCAGAAGAGGGGGACGATCTCAAAGAGGCCAGGTCTCAGTATTGTCGAGTCAGCCTTCCTCCCCATTCAGTACACGGAGGTCAAGGACGGGACAATCATGAGTGAGTTTGCGTCCTTGACCAATACAGCCTTCTACCCTCCTAGCAAGACGCTCTCTGGTACAGGGCTCAAGCTGACTGAGTTCAAGAACGAGCAGGGGCAGGATGCCTACGACCGCTACCTCGAGCTTCACGGGATCGTGAAGGTAGATGGCTTGACCCTGAAGCAGGCTCTAAAGGCCCTGTTCAAGACAGACAAGTATCAGGCTGCAGCGAGGGAGACTCTCCCCGGTGTGCCCTCTCCTAGGGGCAAGATGATCAAGCAGTACATCTCGATCTTCAAGTCTGCTGCGCGAGCTCGATTGTTCCGAGAGTACCCAGAGCTCATGGAAGCAAAGGCTCAACTCCAGATTACCGCTAAGAAGCAGGCAATTGCTGAACTCTTCAAACCCACGAACTAATGGCTCACTCATACACCAACTACACCGTCGATTCAGGGACCGCAACGAGTAAGACGTTCAGTATCGGGTTCGACTTCCTGCGGTCCTCTCACATCACTACGACTGTTGCTGGGTCAGCTAATACTGACTTCACTGTCAATGTGTCGGCGGGCACGATCACATTCGGTGGGTCTACAACGCTCACGATTGGGCAGGCCGTTGTCATCACCAGGACCACCCCTAAGACCAAGAGCACTCGGGTGGTGGACTTCGCTGACGGGTCAATCCTGTCTGAGACTTCGCTGGATGACAGTGCCCTGCAGTTGCTCTACATCAGCCAGGAGGCCTTCGACCAGTCTGCCGACACCCTGAGCAAGGATGCCAGTGACGGTCAGTGGGACGCGGGTCTTCTAAGGATCAAGGACCTAGCGCCCCCCACTGACCAGTTCGATGCTGCCCGGAAGCTCGATGTAGACAATGCTGTCACCGATGCTGGCAACTTGCCTGGCGTGACCTCTAGTGACAACGACTCCGGGCTGTTCGTGAGCTCGGGCTCCTGGGCTACGAGGACGCCTGCCCAGTCGAGGACTCACTTGGGGTTGGGTACGTCATCGACCGTGGACACAGGGACGGGGACGGGGAATATTCCTCTGCTAGATGCTGTGGGCTACCCGACCACAATCAGTGGAGCTCAGATTCCCAACGTCCTCGCTGAAGGGTTGAGCGTGGCATTGTTCCAGTGGACGGCTATGAGTGGGCTGCAGGAGACTACGGATGCTAACTGGGCAACGTCCACCACTAGGATCCCGGCGAGTGCTCACGCATTCATCAACAACGGGCCTACAACGGGTGGTGACTACTTCACAATCCCTAGCACATCCTCGGATGGGCTAGATATTGCAGCTGGTAAGTACCTCGTCTTCGCCTCAGTCATCTCGTTTGATGGATCCTTCACAGGGTCCCCGTTGCTCAAGCTGCGCCTGGGTACAACAGACTTGAATATGAGTACTGGGGCTGGATCGACGCACCAGCAGGTTGAGAACGGACTGGTTATCAAACAGGCAGACTCTTCAACTGGTGCGGCCTACTATGTGACCCATAGCGTCCAGGCGTACATCATCGCTGGATCAGCGTCCTCAATCGCCCTCTTTGGATGCAACGCAGACACCACTGGTGACGGCACTATCCACACCAAGGGTGTCCAAACCAACGCTGTCCAGTGCTTCGTAATCAGAGTCTCAGACTGATGGCTGACGAAGGCGACATTCGATTCATCCTAGGAAGGCTTGAGGGCAAGGTAGACGCCTTGATCTCTCAGACGGCCACCTTGGGGCGTTCGATCTCCAATCATGAAAACCGAATCCAGGAACTCGAGAAGAGCAAGTCCTGGGTGCTCGGAGTATCCGCTGCCTGTTCGGGTGGCATCGCATTCCTCTTCCACCTCATGAACTAGAACTATGGGACAGACACACAAGATGCTCGCCGCGCAGACCACTACCCGGCAGACGGCAGCAATCAACATTCTCCAGGCCGATGATGAGTCTGGGGTCTTCCAGATCGAGTGGACCGATGCAGGCTCTGGAGCCTTCACCATCAACCTCGAGGGCCGAGCCACACCTGATGCTCCTTGGTATCAGATCGAGGAGTTCAAGGAGGACTCATCTGACAGTCACAACGACTTGGCCTCAGACACCACCATCGCCTCTGTTGTGGTGACATTTCCTCAGATGAGAGTGAACCTCTCGGCTATCACTAACGGTTCCATCAGTGCTTGGCTGGTTGAGTGATGCCTAAGTCCTTCGATGACCTATTCGAGGAGGGTTTCTACGCCTCGATTGACACTCTCCTAGAGAGAGTCAAGTCAGGCCAGGCCTCAGCCGGCGAGATCAAGGAGCTCCGTGCCCTCATGAAGGACGCGAACTTCTTTGAGAGGGTGATCCTCAACGATACCCCTGTGATCGAGATCTCTGAGCGTCTCCCCTTCGTTGACCCAGAGCATAAGAGCGTCACAGAAGAGGATGACCTGGACGAGATGGTGGGTTGAGCAAGACACCTGAGCTCGATCCCCGTCTCAAGGACTTTCGCAACGTAGCCTACCTGGTATGGCGGCACTTGGGCTTTGAGCCCACCCCCATCCAGTACGAGATCGCTGATTACATCCAGAGTGACCACCAGCGCCTCTTCATCAGCGGCTACAGGGGCGTGGGAAAGAGCCTGCTGTGCTCTGCCTTCATCCTGCACCAGCTGCTCCTGGATCCTACGCACACTTGTGTGGTGGTTTCGGCGTCTAAGGCCCGTGCTGACCTGTTCTCAGGCTTCTGTATGCAACTCATGCGGGAGATGGAGATCTTCCAGCACCTATATCCTCGAGATGACCAGAGGAACGCGAAGATTGCCTTCGATGTAGCGCCTGCGCCGGCTGCTCACCAGCCCAGCGTGTTCTCCTGTGGGGCTACGGGGCAATTGACTGGGATGAGGGCGTCGATTCTTGTGGCTGATGACGTTGAGAGCCTCAACAACAGCATGACCGTGCTCATGCGGGAGCGTCTCCTGCACAGAATTGGGGAGTTCGAGGCCCTGATGAAGCCCGGTGGTAGGCAATTGATCCTCGGAACCCCTCAATCTCATGAATCGATCTACAACCAACTCCCGGAGAAGGGTTTTAGGACCCGCTTCTGGCCGGCCCGCTATCCCTCATCAAGTGACCTCGGCAACTACGCCGGCTGTCTCGCCCCCTCAATCGAAGAAGCGATCCAAGAAGACCCGGAGATCGAAGGCAAGCCGACTGATGCAGGGCGTTTCACGGACCTTGACCTCCAGGAGAGGGAAGCGAGCTACGGGAGGCAGCAGTTCGCCCTCCAGTACCAGCTAAACACCTCGCTCAGTGACGCGGATCGTTGGCCTCTCAAGCTCACAGACCTCGTTGTCCATGACTTGGATGACGAGCTCCTACCGGAGAGGGTGATCTGGGCTGCGGATCCTGACCTGGCGATCAAAGACCTCCCCTGCATCGGGTATACGGGCGACAGGTACTATCGTCCCTTCAAGGTGCAGGGGGACCACCTCGAGCCCTCGAAGACAGTACTCGCGTTGGATCCATCTGGAAGGGGCCGGGACGAGACGGCCTACTCAATTGTCTCTGAGCTCAACGGTCAGCTGTTCCTCAGGGAGTGCAAGGGTCTCAAGGGAGGCTATGACGAGCCCACTCTAAAACGCATCGCCAGGGCCGCTAAGAATTGGAAGGTCAACGAGATCACAGTCGAGTCGAACTTCGGGGATGGGGCCATCAATGAACTACTCAGGCCCATTCTTAACGAGATCTATCCCTGCGCCCTGACTGAACTGCGCTCGAGTAAGCAGAAGGAACTCAGGGTCATCGACACTCTAGAGCCGATCATGTCCTCTCACAGGCTGATCGTGGACCGTAGGGTCCTTGAGGATGACTACAAGTCAGTCCAGAACTCCGACAGGGGTGAGCGAAGCGTCCAGTACAGCCTGGCCTACCAGATATCAAGGATTACCCGGAGCAAGGGTTCCCTGGCTTCAGATGACCGACTTGACTCCCTCGCTATGGCCTGCGCTCACTTCGTTGAGATGCTCGCCAAGGACGCTCAAGTACAAATGCAAAAACGTAAGGAGGAGCTCGCTGACATCGCCATCGAGAAGTTCCTCGAAGACGCTGATGGGGTGACCAGGAGCCACAGAAACAATTGGCTCTCTACCTCCTCCCTCGCCAGACAGACGGACACAAGGTCTAGGGTCTCCTCAGACTCCCTGTAAGCCGGCCTACGCTCATCCTAGACACTACCTAGGGGTAAGGGTCATCTACCCCCTCCGAGGCTACACAGGACAACACAGACAACACAGCCTCAGGGCTAGTCTGGAGAACCCCTTCGGGATGTTCTCGCTCTCTCTTCATCGTTGTGACCCCGGATTCTGGGCCCCTCAGGGTCCGGGGCCACTCTAGGGAACACAAAGAAGAACCATCTAGAGAACTCTAGAGTCCTCTGAGACCCTGGAACAGGGAAGCCAGAGAATGGATAGAGAGAGATAGATCAGAACACAGGGGGGATGATCATGATAATCCATCTAGATCCTCCCTAGAGAAGACCAAGGGATCCTAAAGATACTAAAGGTACTTTAATGGACCCCTACACCCTGTGATTCTCCTCCTACTATTCCTCATCCTGATCCTGATACACATCTCCTCTATACCCTCAAGCTAGGGGTACAGGAGATACAGGTGATCTACGACCCCTGCCTCGATGGATGGGGGGAATACGATGGGATCAACCACCAGGTCAAGGTAGGGACCCTAGAGACCCCTGGGCTACAGCTGGCTGTACTCCATGAACTCCTTCATGCCATCGATGACCTGTTCAACATCAGGCTCTCTGAGCAGAGCATCAGGTGCCTCGAGCAAGCCCTAGCCTCTCTAGTCCACGACAACCCCAAGGAGACCCTAGCCTGGGTCACAAGTCTCCATGCCTCAGTCTCAACACGACTCCGAAGTCAACCTCAACTACCTCATCAGTCCCAGAGCGGACCTGAGGATCGGGAGCTCCCCAAGGGACTCCAGGAGACGCCAGGCGAAACCCAAGCGACCCCTGAGCCCCGCTATGACGCGCCTGAATAACCCTGGCCCCTGGATGTCCAGGTACGGGGCGAAGTCCTGGGCCATGGTCAAGACAAAGCAAGGGATCCAAGGCTCAGGCCCCAGGGGACGCGGGTAGGACCTCAGGGGTTGGGGCTTGCACTTCCGAATGGCAGTCAACACAAACGGTCACGGCGTCATAGCCCGTGCCTGAGAGGTAGGTGCGCGACGATCCGCAGACCTCGCAGTGGCTGGTGAGCATCAGTCGGTCTCCTTGGGGGCGAAAGGGTACTTCGACGGGCTAGGGCCCACAGGGCACTCGTTCGGACCTGGGTTCGACTCCCAGCGCCTCCACCATTTTAGCTGCAAAAATCTGAGCGGGTAATATACGTCACGCTAACTCGAGGTTCCCCCAGTGCCCCTGTTCGAGGGGGGAGGGGGGGTCCCCAATGGGGAATCCTAGGTCGGAATGGGATTTCCTTGTCGACGGGCATTGATTCCCGGCACCCGACCGTCATAAGTGTTGGAAAATAAGGGGGTCCGATTCCCTCAGAATCCATCGGCACAGGGGTAGGGGAGGACACTGAGGAGGAATCCAGACCCTGAGGACCCTGAGGAAGGGGTGAGGCTGGCTGGGGCTGCTACCCCGTTCCGGGCCTTTTGTCCTCAGGTCCTCAGGGTCCTCAAGGTCCCCTAGGTCCTCAAGGCCCTCAAGGTCCCCTAGGTCCTCAAGGCCCTCAGGGTCCTCAAGGTCCCCTAGGTCCTCAGGTCCTCAGGGTTCCCTAGGTCAACCGAGCTCCAGCTCCAACCGAGCTCCAGCTCCAACCGAGCTCAAGGTCAACCGAGCTCAAGGTCAACCGAGCTCCAGCTCCAACCGAGCTCCAGCTCCAACCGAGCTCCAGCTCCAACCGAGCTCAAGGTCAACCGAGCTCCAACTGTATAGGGGTGGCTCGAGAAAATGCCAGGCATCCTCTAGGGGCACAAAGAAACCCCCAAGGCCCGGAAGGCCTCAGGGGTCTGGGGGTGGCTTAGGGGAGCCTAGAGTTCCTTACCGTAGATCACCCTGGATAGGTACTGTTCAACCTTCGCGATATGGATCCTGGCCCAGGGTCCATCATCCCTTGAGGTGAGGTCTAGATAATGATTCCTGATGTGATCCTCTAGGACATCCTCTAGATAGTCCTCGAAGGTGCAATCCTCATCCTCTAGAGCATCGTACTCCTGCCGAATCTCTTGGATAATCATTGCCCCCGTATAGGCTGCAGGATCAACGTGCTCCGCATGCCAAGCTTGGATGTGGGAGATAGCATCATCCAAACCTGCAGGGTCATAGTACTCCTCACCCTCAGAATCCTCCTCAAGGTACAGCCCTAGGAGTAGGGGTCCGCTAAGGGTAC